TGTGATTGTCGGTGCTGGCTTGAGACAAGCCCGCTTGGTGTTCAACTACATCGATACCATTTGGGGCAACGCACCCGTTCTTCGCAATATCGTCGGTGGAGGTAAAAAAGCAGGCCCAAGACAGAATGTAGACTTATGTTACTTCCGCGTGGGGGATAGTATAGTGTACGCGCTGCCGATGGGAGACGGAACGAAAATTCGTGGATTCAGAGCTAATGTAGTCATTGCGGATGAGTTTGCCTGTTTGGATAAAGATACTTTAGTAGAGACACAGAACGGTCTTGAGAGGATATCTGATATTACAGACATTAATACAAAGGTACTCAATAGATATGGAGAACTAGAATCTATTGGTTCTTTGATAAAAACACCGAAAACTGATGTGTATGAAGTCGTTACGAAATATGGGTATAGATTTAAGTGTTCAAATAAACACAAGGTACTTACTCAGAATGGGTGGAAACTTGGCAAGGATTTAACGATAGATGATTTTATTATTACAGAGAACAAATATACTTTCCCGACTGAATCGTATGATGATTTTATTACTAAAGATATGGCCTGGTTAATTGGCCTATTGATATCAGAAGGTGATGTTACGAATGAACATTGTGTTTCTATAAGAACTACAGATACCAGTCTTGTTGAGCGAATCAAAGATAGGTTTGATCATCTAAACCCAAAAGTATATATCAGAGAGCCGTATACAGATGGACGTGGATGGGACTGTAAGAAATCGTATGAAATTAAAATACATAATACGGAATTTAGGAAAAAATTATTCGATTTAGGAATAGGTTATTCCAATGTATATGAAAAGCGGATACCTAATTCTATTCTGAGATCACCGGTAGATATATCGACGGCATTTTTAAGCGGTCTGTTTTACGGCGATGGATCGTGTTTTTTGTGGAAAGATAGGTCTACGACCAAGCTTGGTGTTGCATATTATACAGTTTCTGATATTTTGGCACAGGATGTACAAACACTACTTTTGAAATTCGATATCATAATTGGTCGTAGGACTAGAAAAAGTCAACTGAGTCACAGAAAACAATGGATATTGCGCGCAAATGGTATACATGCGCATAGATTATCTGAATTGTTAGAAATTGATGATTGGAAAGAATTGGCAGATGTAGCACACACACATTCTAATAAAGATACATATGGAGTTACATTTGACAAAAGTCGCAATCAATGGAAAGCTGCTGTTTTATATTGTGGAAAAGTTCGATATCTAGGTAGATATGACACTAAAGATGAAGCAGTTTCTGCTGTAAAAGAATTTTTGGATAACAATAATACATGCCTGAAGGTAGAATCTGTTAGAAAGCTTGATTATCAGGATCATTTATATGATTTTCATTTGCCAAATACCCATAGTTTCTATGGTAATGGTTTTGTACAGCATAATTCTATCCCAGAAGATGTATTCGACGTTGTTGTCCGTGGTTTTGCAGCTACCGCCAAGACTCCTGTCGAAGAGGCCAAGAGGGCTGCCTTCGAAAAACAGTTGGCAAAACTTGATCTGCCAGCAGATATCAAGAAAAAGATCACCACAGATAATGGCAGGATGCATGGTAACCAAATAGTTTATTCTGGTACCGCATATTATGCTTTTAACCATTTTGCAAAGAAGTATGAGATGTGGAGAAAGATTATCAGAAGTAAGGGTGATCCAGATCAGGTAGCACAGATTTTTGGTGGAGAGAATTTGGTCCCAGAGGGATTCGATTATAGAGACTACGCGATCATCAGAATTCCTCACACACATCTGCCAGAGGGTTTATTGGATCAACGGCAGTTGGCTCATGCGAAAGCAACCCTGCCACGCAACATCTATCTCATGGAGTATGGTGCCGTTTTTGTTAAGGATTCAGACGGTTTCTACCCACGTAGTTTGATCGAAGGATGTACTGTTGGTCCAAACAAGCCTATCGAAACACCGGATGGACCTGTTACATTCACACCATTGATGAGGGCTCAATCCAAGCGCAAGTATGTTATGGGCGTCGATCCCGCCGCAGAAAGAGATAATCTGGCTATCACCATGATAGAAGTGTGGCCGAATCACTACCGCATTGTGTATTGTTGGGCTGTGAACAAGAAAGAATTCCTCAAGCGGAAAAAGCGTGGACTGATCACAGATGATGACTACTACGCCTATTGTTGTGCTAAGATTCGAGATGTGGTTAGATTGTTCAACCCGGTTCGAATTGAAATGGATAGCCAGGGTGGTGGCTACGCAATCGCCGAGATGCTTCGCAACAAGAAGCTGATGAACATAGCCGAGGACGATTTCCCTATCTATGAGGTTATCGACTTCAACGAGCCGAAGGATACTGACGGTGAGACAGACGGACGCCATATCCTTTATCTTGTCAAGCAGAGCACCGAATACAACCAGGATGCCAACGTTGTACTCCACAAGAGCCTGGAGACTCGCACGTTGCTGTTCCCAGCTTTCGATAGCGTGAAGATGTACGCCGCTATTGAGGCCGAGAAGGCTGCTGGCGTCATTTTCGACACCTATGAAGAGAATGTATTCAATCTGGAAGAATTAAAGAATGAACTTTGTACCATCCAGATGAGCGAAACTGCAACAGGTAAAGAGAGATTTGATACTCCCCAGGTGGTTCAGCCGGGGGCTGTTGAGGGGCGTACTCGCAAGGGGCGGCTGCGTAAAGACCGTTACACGGCTCTCCTGCTGTCACACAAGTATATCTACGACACAGATGTTGCGATGGGTGATGATATTGACTACGAGGATGTGCCTGGGAATATTGCGAAACGAGAGAAAGCTCCCAAAAATGAGGCTATGTATCGTGGGCCGGGCGTGGGTCGGATGAGAAATGCCCAGGATACTCGTCATGGTGGGGTTTTTAAGGCCATCAAAAAGGGTAGGCGAATTTAGGATAGATTGTGTATAATCAATCGGACCACGTTTGTACTGCAATGCGATTGATTCCGTAAAGGGGCAGAAATGACAAAAAGAAAACCCGGTACTCGCAAACCGAAGACCCCGACCAAAGGGCATTTGTACACCAAAGGGGCAAGAAGCATCACCGAGCACGTACTTCCAGAGACATGCCATATGATCCATGGACTTCCGCACCGTACTCTGGCTGCGGATGTCAATCTTCGCACAGGACACAATCGCCATGATTATGATACTCACCGTCCGAATGATAAACTGCCAGTAGAACATGCCGAAATTCTTACCGCTTGTCAAGCCATCTATCGCAAAGTTGGGATGGTTCGGAATATTATCGACCTGATGACCGATTTCGCAACAGAGGGGCTTGAACTGCAACATCCAACCAAAACCCAGGAGAGATTTTTCCGCGAGTGGGCCAGACGTGTCAATCTTCAGGGTCGGGCGCATGATTTTATGAAGCTTCTTATGCGAGACGCCAATGTGGTTGTTCGCCGTAAGAATGCCTTTATTACTAACCCTGCTATGAAAGAGATGACCAAGGGGGATGTGACTGGCCTCAATACGTTGGATGAGACGAAGGTAGCCGATCCTCCAGAGAAGATCAAGACAACCAAAAAGACAACCAACCGACGCGAAATCCCTTGGCGATATACATTCCTGTCTCCTGTCATGATCGAAAAGATCGGCGGTGAAGTAGGTCGCTTTTTCGGTTCTGATGCATTGGGGATGAGGATTCCGCACAACCTAGCTAATGCCATCAAGAGGCCGAAGACAGATGCCGAGAAGGCTTTCGTCGCCAAGCTCCCACCAGAGGTGGTCAAGGCAGCTAAGAAGAGTGGCACCCTGGTCGCATTGGATATGAACAAAATTTACGTTGATTATTACAAGAAGGACGACTGGGAGGACTGGGGCACTCCATTTCTGTATGGCGTTCTTGAAGATGTGATGTTCAAAGAGAAGATGCGCCTGGCAGACATGGCCGCGCTGGATGGTGTGATCAATGTTATTCGTCTGTGGAAGTTGGGCAAATCCGATCAGCAAATACTTCCAACGGCAGCAGCCGTAGACAAGTTGATCGATATCCTACAGCATAATACTGGCGGCGGGGTCATGGACCTTGTGTGGGATGACATGATCGATCTCCATGTAGAGTATCCGCCGACAGATAAGATTCTTGGCGCAGAAAAGTATGCTGGCGTTAATGCCGACATTGTTCGTGGCTTGGGTATCCCCGATTCGTTGGTCGGTGGGCAAGACCTTGGAACACGCAACGCACAGTCTGCCTTTGTCCAACTGAAAACCCTTGTGGAACGACTTGAATATGTTCGCAGTCGTGCTATCCGCTGGATGGAAGGCGAACTACGCCTCGTCGCTGACGCTATGGGTTTCAAGAGGATTCCGGCGATTAGCTTCGGTATCATGTCGTTGCGAGACGAAGCAGCAGAGAAGCAGTTGATGATCCAACTACTCGATCGTGGCATCATATCGTCCGAGAAGGCTACAGAAGTATTTGGTGTCAACTACATGATCGAGCTTGAGCGGATCAAGTCTGAGCAGAAGATTAGAGAGGAAAACCCAGGTGTGCTAGAGAAATCCAATCCGTACAACCGTCCGTTCTCGACCATGAAGAAGCAAAACGAATTGGCTATCCAGCTTGAAAAAGTAAAGTTGGGATACCGCTACGACACAAGATTCCCGGAACATCCTGGGAACACAGACGACAATGGCGGTGGGGATAATCCTAGCGGCGATCAGCCGAGCGACGAAGGCAACAATTCGCCAGGACGGCCACCGGCCACCAAGGATACAGCGCCGCGAGATGAACGAACTCCGAAAACACTATCTGTCCTCAATGTTGTGGCAGAGGGATTGATGGATCGTATCGATAATTTGGTGGATGATACTTATCTAGAACAGCATGGCGTTAAGAATATGCGGTCTCTGACCAAGGCTCAGCGTACCGAGCTAGAGCGGACCAAGCGTGGCATCTTATCGGTCTTGCGTCCAGGGGATACTGTGACGAAGGAACTGATTGCCGAAAGGCTTGGTGGGGCAGGGAAGGATGCTCGTCGCATGGAAGCTCGTTTTTGTGATTTGGTTGCTGATTTCACTCTGTCAACCAAGAAATCACCTACATCTAAGGAGCGAAGAATGCTGGCGTCCTTGGCTTGGGCCACTGTGGTGGATACAAGGGGGTAGTTGATGGACACGGATCGTATTCTGAATGATTGGTCTGATGCCGCATATGGAGACAAGAGTTTCCCGGATGCTGCTTTTGTTGTGGAAAAGGGTGCAGAGAAGAATGATGATGGCAAGACATTGCAGAAATATCGCCACTTGCCACATCACACTAAAAGTGCTACTGATCCAATGGCTCATGGTACTATTGATCTTCCTCATCTAAGAAATGCTTTGGCCAGGGTCAATCAGGTCAAATCAGTTAAGGAATCTGTAACGAATTTTCGCAAGAGAGCTAAGTCCCACTTACAGAGGCACGCAAAAGCCGTATTAGAATCCTATAAATCCAAAAGTTCTCTTATATCTGAAGAACGAGGTTTCGTTGAATTTTGTCGGCAATTAGGAGATTAAGTATGGTGGAAGCACCTCCTTTTGAATTTGATCGTTGTGATACGTACATGTATTTTGCATCCAACATGTTACCAGATAATCCAGTTATCGTAGAGATTGGATCGATACACGGCGCACATGGTATCAAGCTGTGCAAGAAGTTCAATAATGCACTAACAATGATTGCATATGAAGCTGGACAGGAAAATAACGCGAGTCTAGTTGCTGGCATTGCTAATGCTGGCGCTCCCATTACTGCTCATCGTGCAGTTGTGACTGGCTCTGATGGTACCGCTGAATTTTATGAGTTCGTTGAGGAATCTTCGAACAGTATTTATCCCAGACATCAGGGTGAAGGTCGTCGGCTGCGGAGAACAAGTAATATTCGGTCTGTCAGTCTTAGTACAATCATCGAGGAAAATGACTGCTCGTGTATTGACTTATTGTTCCTCAATTGCGAGGGCGCTGAGATTGGGATACTCAAGGAAGTGCTGCTCAGACCTGAATTACGCGACAAGTTGGGTCAGCTTTGTGTTTCTTTTCACGGGGGTCGTATCTACCCACAACAGGAAACCGAAGAAATGGTGCGAAGGATGTCTGAATTTTTCTGGGTGGTAGAGGAACAAAACGATTGGCCTTGCCATCTGTTTGTGAACAAAGGTCTCGAACTTGGGAGGTAGTCATGGCTATTGTGAACGTTTCACTGGATACGTCGAGTCGGCAGGCGATTCTTACTGTCAACGGCATTCTGGTTCCGGCGAGTGATATTTTCGTCGAGAAGTATATCTACGAGGGTGAGGAATTTGTGAGATTCGGTTATACCATTGAAAGTACCAATCCAGATGGTATGAAGGAAAGACGGCAATTCTATCTTCCGTCCCCAGAAGAGCTTGCTATGGAAGCCCATGCCGGGCTTAACGAGGAAGGATTCGCGTCCAAAATTCTTTATGATGACAAAAAGGCCAAGGCCGATGTGATTGATTTCCTCAAGCAGAACCGTGCGAATGGCTAACCGCCAGTATCTTAAATGGAAGCCTGATGAGGTATCATTCCTTCTGGAACATTATGGCCCAGAGGGTGTTCAGTTCTGCGCAGATGCACTGAATCGTCCTGTCACCAGCATCACGACCAAGGCTAAGGCACTGAAGCTCCGTACATCTGATCGGAGACATTGTTCGATTATTAGGGAAATTTCTGAGACCAAGGACTGAATTGTTCGACCACCTGGAGCGGATCAGGTCTGAACAGGGCGATTGCTGCCCCATGTGTGGTTCTGCGTATGATGAGACAGGGATTCATATCAACCATATTATTCCGTTAGCGTCGGCAGAGTCGGAGTCGGATATCTGGAAATTGTTTAATTTATCAAATCTGTCTTTATTATGTCCAGCCTGCAATTGTCGTAAACGGGATAGTATTCATGAAAGGTCTTTTTAATGGGATGAGTATCGTGTACTTTCGATCGATGGTTGTGTATAAGCCATATGACGGGAGGTGCTCGTGCGCGTTTATCAAGCTGAAAAAGATGCTGGAATCGATTTCCAGATGAACAAAGCCGGAAGTTCTTCTGCATTTATCACGGCACAAGTTCAGGTAGGCGATATTGAGAAATATTTCGATGGCATGTCTGTCGCCGATCTGATGAGATCAACTTCTACTGTACAAAGTGTCGAAGAGCTTCTCGGTCAGGAACAACCCGATTTGGCCCTCGTTGTTGCGATTCTGGTCAGCACGGGCTGGAATTTGAACGATGACGTTTTCACACCCGAAGAGGTATGGAAGGCTCGGTCATCGCCGCTCCACAAGCCCATGAACGACAATCATCAAGCTGATAAAATTCTGGGGCATATCGTACAGACCAGGGCATTGGACAAATTCGGGACAGAGATCGACGTAGCTGAGGGTGAGGCACCACCGACCGAATTCGATATCGAAGTGGCTGGTGTCCTATATCGGGCATTCCCAGAGCTATCTGATCGGATCGACGAGATCATTGCTAAGGCTAAGGCTGGAGAGATGTTTGTGTCGATGGAGGCTTGGTTTCCCGATTTCGGTTATGGTCTGGTAGACCCAGTCACTGGCGAGACAAAATTGATCGATCGTACTGAGGAAACCGCATTTCTGACCAAGCATCTGAGGATTTACGGCGGCAGCGGGGAGTACCAGGGCTACAAGATTGGTCGGGTATTGAAGGATATCATTTTCGGTGCGCAGGGGTTTGTTGATACCCCAGCGAATCCAGAATCGGTGATTAAGGTGGCGGCGAATAAAGTAGCCGCTTCGCGGAGTTTTGTAACTGCTGAATTGAGTGATTTGTCGGAAGGGGGTGTAGAAGACGTGGACGAAAAACAATTGCAGGAACTTCAGGCAAAGCTTGAAGAGGCTCGGGCGAGCCTAGAGAGCAAGGAAAAGGAGGTCGCTGAGTTGCAGAAGGCAGCGGAAGATGTTCAGGCCAAGGACTACGAGGGGCAGATTACTGCTCTGAATACCAAGGTCGAGGAACTGACTGCCAGTGTGACGGAGGCGTCTGAGAAGATGGAAGCTGTCGAGGCTGAGAAGGCTGAGCTTCAGAAGCAACTCGATGAGGTGACAGAGCGTGCCGAGAAGAGCGCTGCGGAACTGGATGAAATCCGCAAGAACGAAGCGGCTCGTGAGCGCCTGGCGAAGCTATCGGAAGTCAAGAAGGTCGAGGACGAAGAGGCGACATTGGTCGAACTTCGTGAAATGACCGAAGAGACATTCGCGGTAGTTCTAAAGTATGCCGGTGAGGCAAAGACCGAAGAGGCCGTGAGCGAAGAGTCGGAAGAGAAGGCTGACGCTACGGACGACGGTGAGAAGGAAGCAGAGCAAGCGGAGGCGGCTCTGAACGACGTGGAAGAGGGAGACGACGGTCCTGATTTTAACGCTACGGAGGACGCGGAGAAGTCGGAGGCTGATCAATGGTTGTCAGTGGCAGGCGCGCTATGTGGGCGCGAAGATGAGAAAGACGAAGGGGGTGAATAGGGATGGCTTTGAAACCAGATCGTGAGTACAACGAGGTTACCGACATTACCAACTTCTGGACTACGGTCGCTGCGGAAAAGGGCGGCGTTGCTAGCGTAGTTACACAGGGTTCTGGCGCGGCAATCGGACAGAACATTGTCGATGAGCCGAACGTCGTGGGCTATGTGGCAAACCCCTCAGGCGCGATTGCCAAGGGTGTATTGCTCCAGACGGTAGCAGCGGCTATGAGTGCAACTCGGGATTTCCGCAACTATGAGAACGGAGAGATTCGTCCTGGGGAGAAGTGTACTCTAGTCAAGAAGGGGTTCGTAGTGACAGATATGGTTGCGGCAGGCATCACACCGACTGCCGGGGCTGCTGCATATCTGGCTGCGAGTGGCTATATTAGCACTGCTAATTATGGAAGTGCTTCGCCGCAGATTGGTCGATTCGAGACGACCAAGGATGCAAATGGCTTTGTGAGGGTCTCGATTGATATCACATAAGGGGGTGAAGAAGAATGAAGCGTAACATCAGAAAACCAACACCTGAGCAGGTTGAACTTCTACGGCGCACTGGATCGGCCAACAAGGCTGAGGCCCTAGAGGCGATGCATTCTCTCG